TTGTATGCTTTTAAATGGACCCTCGTGCTATCTTTCATCCTCGGTGTGAAAGTCAAGCTCTTTCAAAATCAACTCATTAGTCTCGTCTTTGAAAGAGACGCGAAGCAGATTCGCGCAGCGATTGAAGAACACCAGAAAAAGTTTGGGGCGGCTTCTGACTCCACAACCCTCCTGGAGTCCAAATCCGTTGATACGGATTCACCCTCTCAAGATGCCGCCCCTTCAATTCCAAAGGAAGACAAATGAGTAAACGATATTCCTTATCAGAGTATAAACCTTCTGGAAGACTTGCTTATCTATTGGAAAATTTAGAAGAAGAACCTATTGACCCAATAATTGTAGCCGCGTTAGTGGCTCAAGATAAGGATAGTTATACAACCTATGGTCCCCGTGATTGTTATGGTATTCCGATAGAAGGAAAATATTATCTTGACCCTGAAACTAAAAAGTGGGTCTCACAAAGAGACATTGACAATGAATCTCGACAAGAAATAGCAGAACGTAGTAGGGCTGGAACCTTCTTTACCGATAACCGCCCCCTTAGAACTTGGCGCTTCTATAAAAAGGAATGTGAAGGATAAAAGAATGTCTACCTTCCTGACTGACAGCGACAAGGCCAAGTTACTTTCGGAGGTCATGGACCCTTCAAAGGTGGTCCTGACCTGCCCCACCCACAACTGGGTCTACGGGACAAAGAGGCCTCCCAACTACAAATGTAAGCAATGTTGGATGGCCTCATTTATGGGCCTCTTATCCAATACCCCTCCCAACCGCAGGTTGGAAGTCCTTGAGATGCTTGAATACAGCGTTCACAAACTTGTTGAGGCGGATAAGAAGGGTCAGATTGACCGAATCGCTCTTTTCAAACATCCTGAAGTTTCGATAAATAAGGAATAAATGAATCTTTGGTTCCAACTCGACAAAACATCTTTAGCTGCGCTTGAGGTGTTTTGATGGCGACGAAATTCAATATCTGGCAACATCAAGGAACCATATTATCAGGTGCGGAGAGCCCCTTCCTGCCTAACGTTGTCAACGAGGGCAGCTCCCAGTGCGGCCTCGGCGCGGGTAACGTCTTCAAGATGTGGTATTCCGGCCCCTCTGGAAACACCTACTACGCGGAATCGTTGGACGGGAAAACAAGTTGGACAAAGTATAACAGCGGAAGCCCGATTATTTCCGGTCAGTGTTTGTCCAAAATGTTCAAATACGGCGGCGTCTATTATCTGTATACATCTCCTTTAACTCAAGATGCTATCAATGTCTACACTTGCACGGACGGCACGGGCGTAAACTTCTCGCTTGCCAAAGCGAATGCCATTGTGCCGGGAGCGGGCGGTGCTTGGGATAATGCAGCAGTTATTCAGCTTGCTGTCCTTGATTTTGTGGGTGGTCTTTGGTACGGCTATTATGCGGGCAAAGCCGGGGCTGGCTGGAAGATGGGTCTTGTTACCTCAAGCGACCTCATTACTTGGAATAAGGTGGGAAGTAGTGCAGCGGTAGACTACGAAGGCTTAAGTAACTTTTGTTTTCAAAAAGTTAGCAGCACCTACTATGGCTGGTCACAAATTGCCACACCAAATGTTCCCGGTGGGTCAAGCGTTCTTCCGACTGATGTTACGCGTTTTTCTGCGTCTTCACCAAGCGGCCCCTGGACGCCTCTAGGTTCGTTGACGTTTTATCGAACAAAAGCCTCTGAGGGAATAGTTACAGCTAACTTTGGCACTTACACCGCGTATGGACAAACTGCTGACCCGTGCTTGCTTTCTGTCGGCGGTACACTATATCAGTATTTTACTCAAAGTCCTGATGGACACGCAGCTACTACGTTTACGATTGGTTTGGCTATTGCGCCAAGCACGACTTTTGCACAACTTGTTCAGACGAAGGAGGGCATTCAAAATATCCCCATTCCGAATCCCTCAGCAACGCAGAGTTTCAGTTGTCCTCAACTTAACACGTTAGCATCCGACAACTTTGCAAGGGGAAGTTTGGGGGCTAACTGGAGCCAACTTATTACCATATACGGCTCTTGTCCGGCAGAGATTTTGTCTGACACCTTTACAAGCAGCCAAGTGGCTAATAATTGCGATTCTTACTGGAATCCGCTGACGTGGGCGAACGACCAATGGGCACAAATTAAAGTAGGCGCGTGCTCTTCATCAAGAGCAATTTGTGATTTACGTGGAGCATCGGATGGAACTGGCGCATACAGAATTGCTTTTTATTCTGGGACTGTGGTTGTTCAGAATCTTAGTAGCTCCGCTGCCGCCCAACCCGCCTCAATAAATTGGACTTTCAATGCTAACGATGTCTTGACTGCGGTTGTCATTGGGTCAACTCCAAACATTTTAGTTTATGTGAATGGCAATCTTCTTATAAATGTCGTTGATACGGGTGTTACCATACCTGCCCTAACGAGTGGCTCGCCAGGAGCGGGCACAAATCCCGCAAGCGCCTTGACAGACACGGCTATTAATTTGTGGGCTGGTGGAGATTTCTTATTTCTAATCAGTGGAAATGCAGGTATAGCGGGGGCAACCGTTTCTTGTACGGGACAAGCAGATACAACTGCCGATAGCGTGGGGAACTATTCGTTTCTTGGCTTGTCAAACGGCAGCTACGTAATCACTCCATCCAAGACTGGCTATACCTTCTCCCCAACCAGCGCGAGCGAAACGGTCAATGGGACGGATATCACGGGCGTGAGTTTCACGGCGACACAGACTCTAGTTGCCACACCAACGTTTAGTCCTGCAGCAGGCACATATACCTCCGCGCAGACGGTTACGGTTTCAGATACAGATCACGCTCTAACCGGTTTTGCGATGTATTGGAATACTACAGGCTCGCCGACCACGGGCTCTACGCCAATCGCGAACGGCGGAACGATTACGGTTAGCGCGTCTGAGACAATTTATGTCTTGGCTGTCGCGACCGGATATGCGAACAGTGCAATTGGCTCGGCGGCGTATATTATTAATACGTCTTCTAGTGGGTCGTCAAGTTCCTCCGGTGAACTAAATTGGCTTAACATGTTAAATTGGTTAAGGCAAATCTAATGCCAACAGTTGCCACACCAACTTTCTCCCCAGCAGCAGGAACTTATAGTAGCCCACAAACAGTCACAATTTCTGATACTGATAATGGATTGACTGGTTTTGTGATGTATTGGAATACGACTGGTTCACCAACAAGCAGTGATACGCAAATCGCCCATGGCGGACAAGTTACAGTTGGCACTACTGAAACACTCTATGTAATTGCTGAAGCCACGGGGTATACCAATAGCAATGTAGGCTCGGCAGCATATACAATTAATTATACGTATCCAGTTGTAGCTCCCCAATCTGGTCAAGTTACATGGTTTACTTCAACTCTTAATTGGTTAAAACAGATTTAAGGAAAATAAAATGTCACGTCAAGCAAGTGTTCTAATTCCAACAAGCGGTACGGGAAATCTAATCAATGTCGCTGCGCTTGGAACATCCACAGCAGATAGTGTTCACACTCTTGGTAAAAATGCAATCTTCGCTCTCAGTGCAGACCAAGACCTAATGGTGGTTGTTGGTATGGCGGCAGTCGTTACCGCTGCTCCTGCAAGCGCAACCAACGGCCTTTATATTCCCGCAAAGCAATTAGTCACAATGGATTTGGGTCAAGCATCCGATTCGCTTCAAGTTTTCAATCTCTCAGGTTCTTCTACTGCTCATGTAACAATAATGAGACTCGCTGTTGAATAAGGTTCTTTAAATGCCGAACACAATCGCCGGAGAAGCTGGTTCGTTACCGCAGGGCGGCACTATAATGCCGACTGGGGACCCAAACGCTACCACTTCAATGAACCAAAGTGGCATTGGACTTGTCACAGATAGAAATCGTCTAATCACTTGGACTCTTGATACAGCCCAGCGCCTCCGCAACTTCCGTCGTCCTTATGACCAACGCCGCTCCTATTTCTATCGCCAATTCATTGGTCAGCGCGATAGGCGGATGTATCCAGACAACATCACCCCAAGGTCAAATACCTTTGTTCCTCTTCCTTGGTCGAATGTGAATGCAGTTGTGGCGAGAGTGCATGACGCTTTCTTTGGGATTGACCCACCGATTGAGGTCCGCCCAAAGGGTGGAACACCTGAAGCCGCTTGGCAAATGCAGGCTGTCTTACTCACCTGCTTGAAAAAGGCCGAATGGATTAAGTGTGTTGAACTTGCTTCACGCGACTGTGCTATTTATGGGCACATGGGCATCAAAGTTGACTGGGATTGGAGTGCGGATACTGTTACTGGGCCAGAGCCAATCTATCAGATGCAACCTGTTTTGGACGATTCTGGCAAGCCAAAACAGAACCCAGATGGCTCTCCCGACCAACTTCCAGTTATCAATCCTCAAACGGGCAAACCAATTCAAATTGGCACCCAACTTGTCTCGAAAAAGATTCCTCGCAACTGCCCGAAGCTTATTCCAATTGACATCTATGACCTTCTAATTGACCCAGATGGCAAGCAAGTTGCCCATGTTATGGAGATGTCTTGGGGAGAGATGAAGAGGCAATGGGAAGGCAATAAAAAGCTTTATTTCCCTGAAGCAATCGCTGAACTCTCGCAGCGCATGTCAGGCTATCAAGAACTTGACCGCGACGGCATCATTATTAGAATGTGCGAGCTTTGGGACGACAATAGTAAGACTGTTACTTTAATCACTTTTGGAGAAGACGCAGATGCGATAGGTTGGAAAGACCGCCGCTATCAATACCGCAATGCAAGCTATAGTGCCTATAAACGCCGCGTCTATAACGGCCCTCCTGTCCTTTTATACACCGGACCTAATCCATTCGCTCATCAACGGATACCGATTCTTCATTTGCCTTATATTGCAGTTAAGGGCGACCTTTATGGCATCGGTGTAATTGAAACCACCTCAGATTTGTGTGAAGGCATCAATGTCTTCACCAACATGATTACGGACAATTGGAACTTGGGCATCAATCGTCGGTATGCCTATGACGTGCAGGTTGACATTGACCATGACCAGTTGGATATGGGGA